CCCCGGATGCATGGCGGCGGCATGGCCGGGACCATGCGGGAGGGCCCAGCGGACCCGACCATCCCGCCCGCGTGCAGGATGTCGGCGAAGATGCCGCCCGCGCCGCCGAGCGCGCCGGAGAGCTTGTTGGCGATCGGCCCGAGGATGAACCGCCGCGCCGCGAGCCTGGCGAGATCGGCGAGCATGGAGGTGACGAGGTCGCGGAAGTTCAGCTTGCCGGTCTTCACGAACTCGCCGACCGCGTTCCCGGCGCTCTGGAAGGCGCCGACGAGGCTCTGGCCGATATCGCCGCCGATCTCGCGCGCCTTGCCGGCATAGTCGCCGAGCGCTGCGGTGACCGCCTGCCAGCCGGTGACGGCGGCCTCGGTCGCGGGCGCGGCGGCTGCAGCGGCAGCACTGGTGGCGGCGCCCGCATCCGAGGCCGCGTGCCCGGCAATGCCGGGCGCAGTCTCGAAGCGTTTTGCCGAAGCGGTCGCCTCGCCAAGCGCATCGGCGCCTGTATCGTCGCTGCGGGCCAGAGCGTCGTTCAGCGCCTGCACGGCCGCGCCCACGCCGTCGAAGGCGCCCGCACGGGTGTCCGAGGCGCGCTGACGAAATCTGTCGGCCAACACGCCGGCATTGCTGGCCGCGTGATCGAGCAACGAGGCCCTGGAGAGCGCGCCGAACACGTCGATCCGCTTGTCCGTCCCGAGCTCTTCCGCGATCGCGTTGAAGGTCGGCCCGACGGTTGCCAGAAAATCCGCCCATTTGTTCGACATGAAGGCCATCAGCCGGAGCCAGATCGCTTCGATATCGGCCCGGATCGCCCGGAAGTCGTCGACGAAGGATCCGACCGTGACCTTGATCCCGTCCCAGACGGCGCGCGCGACATTGCCCATCAGCTCCAACGCGTTGCCGAAGCCGCCCGCGCCGGTGACGAGGCGGCCGAACTGGTAGACCAGCTCGCCCGCGCCGACGATCAGCGCGCCGATGCCGGTGCGGATCAGCGCACCGCGCAGAAGGACGAGCGCGGTGGCGAGGCCGCGCACCGACAGCGCCGCAGCGACCAGACCTGCGACCCAGCGTCCCGCCATGAAGGCGGCAAAGGTTGCGGCGTAGGTGGTCAGACGGCCGATGTTGTCGAAGAGGCCGCGAATGGCGATGCCGAGGGGGCCGGTCGTGCGCGCCATGGCCGCCATCGCATTGGCCACCGCTTCGAGCGCAGGCGCGGCGGCGACCGCCAGCTGGTTAGAGAGCCCGCGCCAGATCAGGCCGAGCCGCGAGATGGCATCGTTCGTCCGTTCGATCTGCCGGGCATCCTGATCGCTGACCACCACGCCGAAATCGCGCACATCCTCGGTCGCCTGGCGCAGTGTCGCCGTGTCGATCCGGGTGAACACGAGGGCTGCGCGGTCACCGAAGAGCTGCGAGGCGACGGCCGCGCGTTCGGCCTCCGGCACGTATTGCCCCAGCGCCTGCTGGATCGCGGCGATCCGGGTATCGAGCGGCAGGCGTTGCAGATCCTCGGCCGAGAGCCGCAGGCGGCGCAGGGCGTCCACCGCCGGGCCGGTTCCGGAGGCCGCCTGGCTGAGCCGCCGCGTCAGCTGGACGGTCGCCTGCTCGACCTGACCCATGGAGACACCCGCAAGGTCGCCGGCACGCTCGAGAACCTGAATGCTGGCGACGGTGGTGTCGAGGGAGGCCGCGAGCTTGGCCTGCGCATCGACGGTCTGCAGCCCGGAGCGGATCATTGCGGCGCCCGCAGCGGTCGCCGCAGCCACGGCGGCGGCAGCCGCGACCCGGACGCGCCGTGAGAAGGCGGCGAGCCGGGCGTTCGCGGCCTCCATCTCGCGGCTGAGCCGCCCGAAGCCGCGCGATCCGGCTTCGCCAACGCCCTCGAGCTCGGCGCGCACCTGCCGTCCGCCGACCGCCGCGAGGCGGACGCTAACCCGTTTCTCAACCATGGGTGTCTCTTTGCAAGGGGAGAAGTGAGGGCGTCGTTCCGGATGGACGGTGGTTGGCCTGTATCGGGCTCGAGGTATGCGCAGTTTCTGCGGTGGCTAATGCGGGCAATCGTGTATGATCGCCGGAGCGAAATCGGAGGATCGCCATGGCTGACGAACACCGAATACTGGCAGCACTCGATGGGCTGGCGGCCGGCTTCAACGCCCATGACGTTGATGCGATCATGGGTTTCTTCGCGGAACAGTGCAGTCTGGATCTTCCCCGTGGCCCGGAACCGCACGGCAGCCGATACGTGGGCCGCGACGAGGTGCGGCGGGGGCTCATGACGAGGTTCGAGAGCACGCCCGACGTCCACTACGGCGAAGTCGAAAATTTCGCCTGCGGAAACACCGGCATGTCCAAATGGCTTCTGACAGGTACCACGCCGGCCGGAGAGAAAGTCCGCGTCAGAGGCTGCGACTTCTATACCTTCCAGGATGGCAAGGTGATCCGGAAGGACTCGTACTGGAAGATTGTTACCTGAGGGTCTGCCTCGACAGGAAGGCCATAGACAGCGCTGCGGGACGCGAGGCTGGCCATCACTCCGCACCGATGCCGGCTATCTCTGCGTTCGCGGCCCGCACCATCACCGCTTCGATGACGGGCAGCAGTTCGGCCGCGGCGGCAGGCGGCACGCCGAGCGCGCCACCGAGCGCCAGCGCTGCCGACATGTCCCAGCCGATCACTACGCCGGGGAGCACGCGCAACTGGCCGCCGAGGCGGCCGACAAGATCCCAGACCTGCCAACCCTCCGGCGTTTCCGGACGGTTCAGCCGCGCCGGGCAGTCCGGGCACGGCCCTTGGCAGGCTCCGCAGGGTTCGCAACCCTCGCAGTAGCGCTCGCCCCCGCCGAAGGACCACTCGGCAAGGGCGCGGAGACGTTTTTTTCCTGTTCCAGCAGCAGGCCCTTGGAGACATAGGTGAGCTGGAAGGCCTCGAAGACGGGCCAGAGGTCGAGCAGCGCGTCGACCGCCTCGGCGCTCGGATCGATGGGATTGCCGTCCGCGTCGCCGACGCCCTCCCAGGCGAGCACCGCCCGCCGCGCGAGGGCCTTGGCGAAGGCAACGGCGCGTTCCTCGTCGGAGGCATCTTCGGGGACCGCCTCAACGGTCGGATCGCTGCGTGTCGCCACCATCAGCGCGGTGGTCAGCGGGCGGAGCTGCACCCGCACGCCCGGCGCCAGGTCATGCCAGCGTGGCTGGCTCAAGAGATCGAGCTTCAGCATCAGTAAATCTCCACATCGTTGACGAGGGTTGCCGTGCACATCCGGCCGAGCACGTTGTCGCGGGCCGCCTGCCAGTCGAAGGTTGCCTGCACCCCCTGCGGCCCGGAGATCTCGATGCGGGGACGCGGCAGATAGACGGCGTGCACCGTGAAGGTGAAAGCCTCGCCCGAGGGCAGGGCATAGGCGAAGGTGATCTCGGACAGATCGCCATTGATCGCCTGCGTCACCAGCGTCTGGTCGGCGAAGCGCACCTCGATCCGGCCGGTCAGCGCCGCGATGGAGGGGTCCGCGCCGTCGATGCGGCCATCGCTCCGGATGGTCTCGATCCGGTCGAGGTTGTTGGCATAGGTGATTTCGGCCGAAACCACGTTGCCGAGCGCGGACCCGTTCCGGGTGATCGCCCCGTTGAAATGGCCGAAGCGCTTCAGCTCCAGCGCTGCGGGCGTTCCGGCGCTGGTGGTCGTGCCGACCGTCTCGCCCTGCGCCACCAGTCGCGCCGTCGCGGTCAGCAGGCCCGAGCGCTGCATCTGCCAGGTGATCTGATCGAGCACGCAGCCCGAGTACATCGCATAGCGCGGCACCTCGGGCATGCCGGTCTCGATCGACATGCTGGGTAGCGTCCAGGACCCCGACTGGAACTCATGGCTGTACGGGGCTTCGGCGCCCGTGGTCGTCGGCGCACCGAACGCCGCCTTCAGCCAGAAGCCGAACGCCTCGGCGTCGAGCGGCACCACGACATCGCCGTCGGCCGTCACCGCGTCCTTGATCGGCGCCAACGGGTCACGGCCGTAGCCGAGAAGCTCCGAGTTCAGCAGCGGCTGCTCCGCGCCAAGCGAGGTGCTGGCGAAGGGCATGCGGGTGAAACCGCCAACGGGCGGCGTTCCATAGGTCGTCTCGAACGCGAGCGCCATCTGCGCCCGCGCCCCCAGGGCACGTGCCATGTTCGTCTCCTGTGGTCGGTTGGGTCAGGCCAGCTGGTCGGCCGTGGAATAGTGGAGCACGACCGGGATGACGGCGGCCTTCAGGCTGGCCGCGCCCTCGACGGGCAGGTCTACGGGGCGCGGCGCCTGCGCCTCGATCCAGTCGCACAGGCCGCCAAGCGTGCGGTCGGCGGCGAGCGCGGTGCCGATGCTGGCGCAGAGCGTGTCGAAGGCGGCGTCACGGTCGGCGCCCTGCACGACCGCCTCGACCTCGGCGCGGTGCTGGTAGTGGTAGCGCAGCGGCGACAGGGTGACCTCCGGCTCCCCCGGCTCGCCGTCGCGCAGGATCAGCAGACCATCGGCCGGCACGCGCTCGGGCAACACGTCGCCGCGCAGGGCGGTGGCGGGCAGCGTCTGCAAGAGGGTGTGCAGGGCGGTGAGGATGGTTTCGCGGGGGGTGGGCATGCTTTTCGCTATCACAGGAAAACGGCAGGCATCGTGTACGTCGCAAGCGCTTGATATTGTGACGCGTTCCGTTGTATCCTAATATGTTGATTAGCATGGAGCTCGTCGTATGGACTTTTCAACCCTGGAGCCTCTGCGAATCATTATTGGCTTTCTAGTTTCCACCGTTGGCGGGGCGGTGGTCTTATGGCTGTTAATCGATCGCCTCGCGTGGCCTTACGTCGCCGAAGACCTCCCAAGCGGGGGGAAACCTGCTCGGCTACTCACTGTTCCTTTAGGCATATGCGAGCGTGCCTCTTATACCACAGCGATTCTCTTGGGTTTCCCGACATGGATCGGAGTATGGCTTGCAATCAAAGTAGCCGCCCAATGGCAGCGATGGCACGGTGAGGAACGGGCGGTGTACAACGTCTTTCTATTAGGCAACATTCTGTCCGTCTTTTTTGGATTGCTCGGGGCATGGATTGCGCTTGGTCGCGTCCCGGTACTGACAGGGCTACAATGATCATCTACCAAGCGGCTGCACTGCGTGTATTCACCCCATTCGCTCCTCCACCCAGTTCGCCACGATCAGTTCCGGCACTGCCTCATGCGCCCGCGCGGCATCCCGCGCGAGGTCCAGCCGCTTTGGCAACTTCACCTGCGGCACCAGCAGGAAGATCGGCGCGGTGACGTTTCCGCGCCCGGTCTTCGAGCGGGAGACCACCGTCTGGCCCTTCGTGTTCAGCCGCCCCTCGGCGACCAGCAGGCTCGGGCCCGTCCGGCGATAGACGAAGCGCAGGCGCAGGCCGCGCCGTCGCTCCCACTCGCCGGGGGTGATGCGGCCGCCACGGAGGGACTTGCCCGCCGCTTCGGTCGGGATCGCCAGCCAGAAACCGTTCCTGGACCGGATCAGCGGACCGGTGTCGTGGGCACCGACGATGACCGGGGCCTTGGACCAGACGAGCGCCGCGGCATCGAGGCTTTCGCCCGACCTCGGGAAGTTCTGGCTCCGGATCGAGTTGGCCAGCCGGGCGCCGAGCCCCGCGCCGGTGATCTGCAACCGCCATGCGGTCTTCAGCCTGGTCCCGGCTTCGCGCATGGCGGCCGTCACAGCGCGTTCCCCCGCCGCGACCTCCGCCGCCATCATCGCGACGATGTCGGGATCGACGTCGAGCTTCAGTTTCATGCTGGACGCAGATCCACAGTCCAGACCAGCCGCTCGCGGTCGCGGACGGGCTCGCCCTGAATCAGGAAGGCGTCGCCGTCGATCTCGATCCGGTCACCCGGCCTCGGCCTCGACACCTCGGCCACGCGCAGGTCGATGCGGGTGGTTTCCGACCAGAGCCGCGCATCGCCGAAGTCGGTGACGGCGTCGGCACGCCGGGCGACGACGCGCACCAGCACGGGCGCGCCGCCGTCGGCGATATAGACCGCGTCCCGGCCGATGTTCGGATCGGCGAAGAGCGCGCCGACGGCGGCGGCGAAGGCCGACATTACGTCCGCCGTGCGGAACGCAACACCTGCGGGCGGGTGCAGATCGGCAACGGGTTGCTCTCGATCTCGAGCCGCACCCATTCGTCGCGGTCGCGGTCGGGGATCGTGCGGGCGTAGAGCGGCAGGCCCAGCGTGTTGACCGTCTCGAAGGTATCGGCCGGGGCGTGATAGATCTCGAACAGCCCCTCGACGCCCTCGGGATAGAAGAACGCCTTGTCGGTCGGCACCCCGAAGCCCGCGCCGCCGCGGTAGCGGCGGAAGGTGATGCCGCCGAAGCTGACCTCGTCGGCCACCCGCCCGCGCAGATCGGCCGCCGCGGCGGTGTTGAGATAGGTCTCGCGCACCTCCTTGTGGGCCACGAGATCGGCGAAGAAGGCCGAGCCGCATTCGGCGCGGACCTGCACCGCGCCGGCCGCGAGCCCGCCCATGCTGTCCTCGACGCTCTCGATCAGCGCCTGGCAGCGCTTGCGCAGCGCCCCGGAAGCCGGGGTCGCGTTGTCGAGGTCGAAGTCGATCTCTGCCGCCGGGGTGATCGCGAACTCGGTGTAGTAGTTGATCACCGTCGCGCCGTCCTTGGGGTCCTTCACCACCCCCTGGAGGCCGTTCAGGAGATGATACTCGAAGGTCCCCTCGGCATCGGTGCGCAGGCGGCCGAGCTTGCGCGCGACCTCGCTCTGCACCTGCTGGGTGGCGCTTTCCGACCCGAAATCGCGGATGCCCTGAATCTCCGAGGCCCAGAGCACGTCCTGCTTCTTGAACTGGCGGCAGACGAAGGCCCGCATGTCGCGGCGCTCGGGCACCTGGCTCTCATGGGCCGAGCCGCGCTCGGAGAACGGGATCAGCGACAGCGTGCCGTCGCGGCTCTCGATCACCACGGTGCGCGCCCGCACGCCGCGGGGCGAGAAGAGGCCCGCGCCCGACAGGATCGCGGGCTTGAACGGGATGTTCTCCAGCGCCCGGGTCAGCTCAACGATGGTGAAGGCATCGCCTTCGAAGATGTCCATGGTGGCCATGTGCGTGCCTCCTTCAGGGTTGGGTCAGCGGACGAGGATGCCGACGGCGAGCAGCGCGGCATGGGCCGCGGCGATTTCGGGATCCGTGGGGGTTCCCGCGAAGACGAGATCGTGACGGTTGACGATGGCCGGGCCGCGGATCAGCGCGACGGCGGGCACGTCGCCGCCGGTGGCGTCGGTCTTGCCCCAGATGACGGCGACGGCGGTCTCGGTGCCATCGACGGCGGCGGGATCGTGCGCGGCGTATTTGCCCGACGCGGTGATCCGGCCGAGCACCGTGCCGGGCTCGAGCGTGCCGCTGGCGACGGTGATGGTCTCGCGGGTGTAGTCGCGGGATGCCTCCCAGACGAGGAAGCCGCCGGGATGGGTGGTCTCGGTGAGCGTGGTCATTGGGGATCATCCTTTCGGGCGGAAGGTGCGGGCGACGATCTCGCCCCAGGGACGGGCGGTCGTGGTCCGGCCCGGTTGCGCGTGGTGCGCGGCGATCTCGGGCTCGGCTTCGGCCCTGGCGGCGAGGAGCGCGGCGCGGACCTCGTCGAGGCCCGCGTCGGTTTCCAGAAAGCGCCCGGCCATTTGCGGCTGCCCGGCAAGGCGGCAGAGATCGATCACGGCGCGGGCATGGGCGATGGCCTCGGCGCGGATCGCGGTGGGATCGGGTGGTGGACCGCTTTCAGGCGGATCGTCTGCGGGCGACGCAGCGGTTTCCGGCGCGCTGGCGGTTTCTTTGTCGTCCTGCGCGCGATCCTCCTCGCTGTCCAACGGATCGCCGATTTCCTCCGGCGCATCGGCTTCGTCGGCCTTGACGTCGCCTTCCGACGCGGCCTCGATCGCCTCCACCAGAGCCGGCGGCGCGTTGCGGAACCTCTGCGTGTCGAAGCTGGCCGCGATC